ATAGTCGTCCCAGACATAGAAATAGCAATAAGAAAATATAAAAGGAAAGAATATAATTGGTTAAGAAATAAAAATAATCCTAAAAAACCAGACTGTCTTCCAAATTTTCCTTTATGTTACATTTCTTCATGGATATATACACCAGGAAAAGGAAGAAGAGTAGCATTTAATGATGTTTTATTAGTTCATTTCCTTAAAGGAAATGGATTTAAAAATATAAAGAAAATGAGATTCAACGAATGTTCTAACGTTTTTAAAAGAAAAGATTCCTATAAACAAGAAAATAATTCTTTATTTTATGAAGCTATTAAGGAGATATAATTATGGGCAGTGGTAAATTTAAAAAAAGAAGAATACATTCTGTAAAAGGTGACATAGAAACTCAAATATTTAGAAAAGGCAAAGTTCTAAATGTAGTATCTACTATGGGAGCCTTAAAAAGAAGAAAAAACACAGAAACTGCCTTTTTTATAGGACCAGCACCAAGTTTAAATAAAGTAACAGAAGAAGAATGGAATATCATAAAAAAATATGATTCGTGGGTGATGAACAATTTTTTCTTTATCCCATACATTATTCCTGACTTTTATAGTATAGAATGCAAAGCCAAAGCTAGAGAAAATTGGATGAAACAAAGAGCAAAAATAGATGAAAAATATGGAGATAATTGTTTGTGGATTATAGGTACAAGTGATAAAGGAGGAAGTAAATATGCTGGCTTACTAAAGGACTATTCCTATGTTTATATTCATCCTCAAGAAAGAGACTATAAGTATTTGAGAAAGATAGACTTTATTTACCATGAAAAATTTACAAAGAAAAATCTTCCACTTTATATTTTTGGAAATAATTGTAGCTTCATTGAAATTTTGGTTATGATGATGAAATTTCATTATAAAAAAATAATAATGTTTGGAATGGATTATAAAACAGCAGCATATGCTTATACAGATCATCCAGAATGGGGAACTCCTTTTTTTAAAACAAATAGAGGAAGAGATCCAAAAGAGAATTGTGTTACCTCCAAATTTATGGTGGAATTGCTTCCTGAGTTCGCAAATTTTGCTAAAAATAAATTAGGGGTTCGTATTTTTCTAGGGTATAAAGGTAGTACATTGGATGGAAAACTACCTAGAATAAATATTACTAAGGATTTATAAAAAAAGAATAGAATAAAATGAATTATTATGGAATAGTATATAAAGCTGAAAACATTGTAAATAATAAATGTTATATTGGACAGACTACTTTTTCATTAGAAAAAAGAAAACAAAGACATGAATATATTAGTAAATATGATTCTAACTATCATTTTCATAAAGCTCTCAAAAAATATGGATTTCAAACTTTTAAATGGGAAGTTATTGGAGTTGCTCTTGATAGAAAAGCTTTAAATGCTATAGAAAAAATTTGTATTATTATTTATGATTCTAAAAATAGTGGATATAATTTGACAGATGGTGGAGAAGGAATAAATGGTTGGCATCATACAGAAAAAATTAAAAGAAAAATAAGCGAAGGAAATAAAGGGAAATGTGGTTATTGGAAAGGTAAAAAAATGTTGGAGGAGCATAGAAGAAAATTAAGTGAATCACATAAAGGAGAAAAAAATCCTATGTATAGGAAACATCGTTCAGAAGAAACAAAAAGAAAAATAAGTGAAGCTAATAAAGGTAAAAAACATACAGAAGAAACAAAGCAAAAAATAAGTGTAGCAAACAGAGGAAAAAAATTGTCAGAAGAAACTAAGAGAAAAATGAGTGAATCTACAAAGGGTAAAAATAATCCTATGTATGGAAAATATCATACAGAAGAAACAAAAAAAAAGATGAGTAAATTTCAAAAAGGAAAAAAGCACACAGAAGAAGCAAAGAAAAAAATGAGTATAGCAAAAAAGGGACAAATTCCATGGAATAAAGGTAAAAATTTATCAGAAGAACACAAAAGAAAATTAAGTGAATCACATAAAGGAAAAAAATGATTATATTTTATATTAAACAAGGACCAGAAATATATACGGAAAAAGGGGTAAGGAATAAGGAAATCAGGAGATTAAATACAATAAAAAACCCAAAAAAGATTAGAGTAATGAAAAAAAGAGATAAAAGAAATGCAATTAAAGAATTTAAACAATGGAGAAAAGAACATTACTTTAGAAAACCATTTATAGTACCAGTAAGATGTAGATATAAAAGAGAAGCTTTATTTATGGAAATTATACAACAAGAAGTAGAAAAAGGAGAAATTACATGTGATATAGGAGCTAATGAAGGAGTTGTAACATTAGGAATGATAGATGCTGGAGCTAGTAAAGTATATTCCATAGAACCAGAAGCTAAAAATTATTTAAGACTATTAAGAAATATTAATCTAAATAAATTGAGTAAAAAAATAGTTCCTGAAAATATGGCTTTTGGTAATAAAACAGGTCTTGTTTCTTTTTATGTAGGGGGTCATGCAAATTGGCATTCTCTTCACAACAATGAAGAATGGCATGAAGAACATGGAAAAAAAGAAAATGTTGGAAAAATTGAAGTTATTGTTTCTACTATAAATGATTATTTTAAAGAAATACAAGAAAAACCTACCTTTTATAAAATGGATGTAGAAGGAAGTGAAGAAGAAATTTTGGGAAATAGTATTAAATATTTCAAAAATTTAAAGAAATGTAAATTATTAATGGAAGTACATCCTATGTTTTATAGCAATGAAGGAGAAAAATTTGCTTCTATTTTAAAACAAATGGTAAATATAGGATTTAATACAAAATATGTAATTAGTGGAGGATGGAAAGATAATGAAAAAATATATGAAATACCTCCTCCTATAATTGAAATGGGATATGATAAAGCAAAAAAAATATATAAAAAATGCAGAGAAAAAGATGGCAGTGTTAAATATATACGTGCTCTTATTGAAGGAATTAAAAATGAACATATGATTCAACTAGCCAGTCATTTGTTTAATAATAAAAAAGCTGTACGTTCAATTTTTTTGGTAAAAAGCACTTGACAAAAACAATAAAGAGTATTATATTTAATATAAAATGATTATAATTTCACACAATGGCCTTATTGATTCAGATATTGCAGACATTTTTTCTTGTGTAAAATATGGAATAAGTTTAGAACTCGGTGTAAGGTGGCGAAGGGGAAAAGTTGTAGTTCTTCCTGAAGTGGACAGAGATATATGGTACCAGCCATTTTCTAAAAATTACCGACACCGTCCGCTTTATTTTATATATGAAAGGATTAAAAGTCAATGTCAATTAATCGTGTTAAATATTAAAGAAGAGGGATTAATAGATAAAATCATAGGTTATGGAGATAATGATACAGGATATGGTCTTCGTAGAGAATTCTACCCATTTATAAATTGGTCTAATACTTTTATAGTTACTACTAATTATATTGAAATCATGAAATTTATAGGACAAGTACCAATGGCACAGAGAATTTCTCCTTTTGAATTTGAAAATCCTGCTTTACCTAATTATTTTAAATATTATTGGATTGACCCATTTATTTGTATAAATATATACAAAAGAGATATATGGGATGTATGTAAAGATATCTTACAAGAAAGTATTTACTACAATGCAGAATTATGTTTTGTGTCCCCCGATGTACATGGTTTAAATGAGGAGTACAGAGTACGTTTTTGGGAACTTTTAAAAGACCATAGAAAACACAAAGAACCTTTCGCACTCTGTACTTCCTTCCCCTTCCAAGCACGAATGTTTTTTGATTAATGAGGAGAAAAAATGAAAAATAAAAACAAAAATAATTTCTTATTTATTCCAGAAATATTACTTATTTTTTGTATTGCTATGAATATAATAGATAAATTGCCTTTTTCTATTATATGGGTTGTTATGTTTTATTTATTTATTTTTAATTTAGGATATACTAATTCAAGATGTATTTCTTTAATAAAAATACATGAAATAAAACATCATTTGAATTTATATAATTTTAAGAAAAAATTAAAAGAATTGGATAAAATACTTGAAAAGAAAATTTCCAAAAATTGAAATAAAGTATATCTCTACTTATAGTAGATTTAGAAATCCACTCATATTAAGTGGTATTGTTCTTGGTAATGGAGAAAGCAGATTACAACTACCACACAAAAATGCTAAATTTCTAGATACCATTATATTTGGATGTAATGCCTATTACAGAAAAAGTTATAGAGTGCCTATAGGTATGTTAGACCCAAATATGTGTATAGAATTTCTAAAAAATGAAAATCCCTCATGGAGAGATTCCTATGATAGAGGTCAATATGGCAAAAGATTCTTTTCCTCCGTTTTTCTTTTAGATGTACGCCCAGATTCTCCAGTAGATTTAATAAATTGGTGGGGGGTCAGAAGAGCTTATCACAGAAAACATTTATTTCTATTTTCTGATATAGCCCCTCTTGAAGAATACGATAATTTATGTGGACAAAAAAGGAAAAATTGTGGAGTTTTTGTTTTATATGCAATGTTAAAATTAAATCCACAATTAAAAGATGTCTTTCTAATTGGATTTGATTTTGGAAGTAATAAAGAAGGATATTTGAATAATGTTTACAAAGATACTGATTATTATTCTTCTACCGATAAAAAATATAATGAAGAAAGTTTAAGAATGCCTTCTATGGAAATAGGAATAGAAAAGATTGTAAAATTACACCCGCAAACAAATTTTTATAGAGTAGAATGTTATGAACCTTTTTATAAAAATTTCTCTAAATTTATAAAGAAGAATATACCTAATATTTCTTGGGAAGATATGATTTCAATGGTTTATAAAAATGCTGAGGGGGGATTTATACATAATAGGAGATATTCGTCTTATATTTATAAAGGGAAAACTCTTCTTGATGAAATAAAATGGGTGGAAAAGAAAAAAGAAAGTGGAGAATGGAAAGCATTTTGGAAAAAACAAAGTAAAGAAAAAAAAGCAAGAAAGAAATATATAAATGTATATAAAATTAAAGAATGAAATAGGAGAAAGCATGAAAATATTAATAACTAAAAGTAATTGTCCTAAATGTAATCAAGTTAAAGAAATGTTTGATTTAGAAGAAACTATTGTTCTCAAAATAAAAAATATAGATGACATTGGAAAAGCATTATATGATAAAGTATCAAAAAAAGAACTTACTTTTGATGAAGGGGTAAGGGCGCTGGTAAATTTAGCTTATTCAAATTCCTTTTGTGAAGCACAAAAAAGAATACCTTTATTAATTGTAGAGGATCAAATTGAATTTATACCAAGAGGATTAAAAAGAAAGGAAATAGTTAAGGAGGAATAAAATGAATATCGAGATTTTATCATTAGAAGAATTAAAAGAAAGAGGCAAACAGAGAAAAGCATCTTGTGAAAAATATAAAATAGAATTTGGAAAAATATGGACTATTGAAGGTTATAATGATAGCGGTTGGGAAACTTCTTACAATCCCTATAGTTTAGAAGGAAGTTCTAATATATGCTATAGTTCTAATACATACTATATTAGTTTTACGAATAACCCATATGGAACATCATAATTTGATAAGTCAGGAGGAAAAAGTGATACAAAAAATTTTAAATATAATAGATACTTCTATTGATTTAAAAAAGGAGTTTTTTAATTGTAATGATAATCTTCAAAGAATTTTAGATGTTACTGAATTAATCAAAAAAGCTTTAAAAATGAATAAAAAGATTATGTTATGTGGAAATGGAGGAAGTGCTGCTGATGCTCAACATCTTGCAGCAGAATTTGTTAATAAATTTCATATACATAGAAAAGCCTTACATGCAATTGCATTAACTACAGACACATCTATTATTACTGCTATTTCTAATGATAGCTCTTTTGATTATATATTTTCTAGACAAATAGAAGCCATTGGAAATGAAGGAGATGTTTTAATAGTTATTTCTACTAGTGGAAATTCTAAGAATATAAAAATAGCTTCTGAAATAGCTTTAAAGAAAAATATCATTACTATTGGTTTTTTAGGAAATGATGGTGGGAAAGTAAAAGATTATATAGATTTTCCTTTTATAATTCCATCTAAAATTACTCCTCGTATACAAGAAGTACATATAATATTAGGACATATAATATGCGATTTAGTAGAACAAGAGATAATAAAAAATGAGGACTAAAAGAGAAAAATTTCTTTCGGAAGAACACAAGAAAAAAATTAGTGAAAGTAAAAAAGGAAAACCAACTATTTCTCCAAAAAAGTTTCCAGAGGATATAAACAAATCTTTAATAAAAGAATTATCTCCTATATATAGAAAAGTTATTTCTTTATTTTATGGATTAGAAAATAAAGAACCACATACTTATAAAGAAATTGTAAAAATGATAAGAGGAAAAAGAAAAGATGAAATTTCCTTATGGTCAGTTGTTCAAATAAAATATGTAGGAATGGAAATATTAAGAAATTTAAATAAATTGAAAAAAGAAGGGAGAATCATTACAAAAGAACTTGCATTAAAATTACAGAAATTAATAGAAGAAAAAAATAAAAAAGAAGAAAAAGAAAAGAAAGATTTGTAAATTATAAAAACAGCATCCGTGATAGAAAATTTTCTAGCTTGATTCACAGGTTTTCTTGAAAAAAAGATGCTGATTAAAGGGGTTTTAAAGATATCGAAAGAAATAATGTATAAACATACACCCTGAATTTGAAGGAGTTAAAACACTGTTAATCAGCATCCTTTTTTTCATAAAACCTGTGAATCAAGCTAGAAAATTTTCTATCACGGATGCTGTTTTTA